AAAAGCATTCTCTTGGCTGTAGACAGAGTTAATGTTGCCTGTCTCAGCAGCCAGTGTTGTTGTTAAGTCGTTCCTGACATTCCTACTAATATCCCTGAGAGGTGCTGACTTTTCCTGTATCGTCCTAGCCAAAGACCTAACGCCTGTAGAGCTAAGGAACACAAGGTCAGTACCTACGTTCTGTACTGTATCTCTAGCAACACAGCCTATGTTACCTACAGTGTCAGCTAGAGACATTGTAGAAGGGTCTGTTGCGCCCTCATAGATAAGGATAGAGTTTTTACCGAATATCACTAGGAGGCCGTTATGGGCTGCCAGAGCCGTTATCTCGTCATACCCGTTAGGCCAGTGCTTGGTAACGTCTAACGAGCCTGTAGAGCCTCCAGAGAAGCCTGAGCCGTTCAGCAAGTCAGACCAGTAGATAGTAGATTTATCTGTAGCAAAGTCAGCTATCCATAGCCGTCCATAAGCAGCAAGTATCTCGTTACCCTCTGGAGGTGTGCCTGTAGCGTGTGCATGGCTAGACATTGGCTCTACCACACCAGCATGGTCTGAGTACATTAAAGGCTCATAGCCACGCTGCACCATGTAAGTATGGTCATTAAAGTTGACTGCTTTCCAGTTGTTAGCTGTTATGCTGTAAGCAGCAGGAGTAGCATCTACTAATGTGGTACTACCTGTAAATATCTTATTGTTACCAGCAGACAGAATAACCTCATTACCATCCGAGTCTCTGTACTGATGTATCATCTCTAAGCCAACACTAGAACCAAGCACAGAAGCACCGTTGGTAGTTACCTCTGTATAGCCCTGCCTAGCACCAACACGACCATACTGGTCAATCACACAGTTATCTGCAATAGACGCAAAGGACGGATTAAGTCCTATGGGCGAGTCCTGTGTGTTAATACCAAAGAAGCCGGGAGCTGCAATGGTAATGTTCTGTAACTGTTGTGCCATTAAACGGCTCTCCACTCAGTCTCGTGTGGGAAGTGTCCAGCATCTAAAGCTATAGCATCAGACAGGCTGGTATTAGCTATGGCAAAGTATTCCTGTGTAGAAGTACCACCAGTCTCACCACGCTCACGTACAGCCATAGCAGTCGCTAAGTGTATGATAGGACTAGGAGGCAATACGCAGTCTGTGGCATCCTCTGACAGCTTGTCTTCCTTTACAGTCAGGTCAAAGCGCAGAGAGTAGACACCGTTAGGCGTAGGGTACACATTGATTGTTCTGTCATCGTTGCTGTCCACACCAGAGAAGGTAAAGTACAGAGGTGCGCCAGTGGCTGTGCCTGAGATGTGTAGTCTTTCGTTGAACTTACCTAGTGAATCCATCTTCAGTCTGACGTTAGAGGTATCGTTGATAGCATCTAACAGCTTATCTTTGATGCCTGAGCCAGTCAGTGAGTAGCTGTTGTCATCTGCCACGGTAGACACTGTGATGGTAGTCCTCAGAGCAGACCAGTCCCAAGCGTCTTCTACAAACTCTTTGGCATCATTCACAAACTCCCCAATCATAGCAGAGTAGGTGTTCTGCGTTACAGTAGTTACCTCTGCCTCACGCAGTCTCTTTAGGACGTTGTTTACTAAGTTTAAATATGTCATCTTACACCTTGTATCTCTGTGATATGCCACTCAACAGATACTGTGGAGCAGCCATAGGACTTGCCTGTGTTAGTCTACCTATTAATGGTATGTTAGCGTCTATCTTAAAGAGGTCAGGAGCTAGTACCTCTGAGGTTGTTCTGTTAGGACTAGGAGCAGCAAAAGCAAACATCCCGCCTACTCCTCCTGTTTCTGTTATAGGCTGCTGAGGTAAGCCTGTAACTGTTGTTTCTGTAGGAGCGTTTAAGTCACCGCCATCTCCAGTTTCTTCTTCCTTTATAGGAACACACTTTTGTAATGCTTCATCATAGACATAACCAGTAGCACAAGTCTTTCCGTTGTCTTTAGTGTCATCATCACCGCCTCCGTTATCTCCTTCTTCCTCACCTCCTCCGTCACCCATTAACACACATGACCCATAAGAAGAAGAAGAAGGGTCTTCATCTCTTACATAGCCAGCAGCAGCATTACACACAGCAACACAAGAGCCATTCCATCTTTCATAACCTGGCTGACACTCACCATCACCATCGTCTATTTTCCTGCTATCATCATCAATAACTTCTGTTTCTGATGTGTCATCTCCTAATTGACCATCATCTTCTCCTTGTTCTTCTCCCTGCCCAGGCTTTTCAAAAGGCGGTTCAGTTGAAGGAGGAGCATCACGTTGAGCCACATACTCTTCAGGAGTGGTTCCAGTAGCTTTTCTAAACAGGTCAGTAGGGATGTTCCAGCTAGTCAGGATGTCGAGGATGTCAGCAAGTGAAGCATTAGGGTTCTTTTCTAAGGCATCGTTAATTCTGCCTATCTTCTGTTCTTCTTCTAAACCTTCAAAAGTCTGCTGTGGTGTTAAGTCAGGGTCAGGCTCAAGAGAAACTTCTTCTTCTACTACTGGCTCGCCTTCTTCTAAACGCTTTTTGTATTCGTCATAGTCTAGCCCAGAACGAAGAAAAGCATCGTAGGCTTGCTGTACTATGTCTTGGTTTCTTTCTCTCCAGTTATAAACAGCTGCGCTTATAGTTTCTCTACGCATCTCTTCTGGGCTGCCACTAGGAGCGATACCAGCAAACTCTGGATACTGTGACACATCAAAAAGGTCTTCTGGATACTGCTCATAAGGGTCTTCACCAGCCTTACGCATCTCGTCCAGAGTCAAGTAGAATAAGTTGTCTCTCTTCTGACTCTCAGCTTTCTGTCTATCAGATAAGCCTCTGTATAGGTTATATCCAGCTTGAAGAATAGTGCCTAAAGGATTAAAAACAAAAGGCCCAGCTTGTATTGCCCCTTGAGGAACAAGCGCGCTAAACAGGGCGTTTTCAAGAGTCTTCTCAACTACATCTCTACCTGTCGGCATTATGACTTCCTCTCAACCTGCTTAACTTTCTCTACAGTGCGCATAGCACCTAAGCCAAGCATACCTAACAAGACAGGCAACAGAGTCTCCATGTCAATCAGTGGGATGACGACATCGTACTCTAGTAGCTCTAGCACCATGTTAGTAAACGGGATAGTAATAAAGTTACCTGCCATGCCTAAGACACAGACCCAACCTACTGCTGGCCTCCACCCTGACACAAACAGAGAGGGATGTTCAGCCTCTGCCTTGTTTATCTCTAGCTGTGCTTTGACTACCTCATGGGCGTGTTTCTCTGCCATAGTAGCTATGTCGTGAGCCAAAGCAGCCTTCTTGTCTTTGTCTTCTATGAACTTGTCTAGTATCCCAGCAATAGGGCCAGCTAGACTACCAATAAGATTTAGCATTACTTACCACCCCAGTTCATCCAAACACCAGTAGCTAAAGCAGCCAACAGTGCAGTAGTTAGCATCCTAGCTATGGTCTGACCCACAGTCTTCTTAGTGTCACGCCAAGTCTCCAGTAAAGACCTTAGTTCTTTGACATCATCATAGGCTTCTTCGTCAG